TCTTACTTAACTATTCTTTCAGGTCATCAAACAAATTCCTTTATATTATTATTTAGTTCATACAATTTTTTGGCTTCCCAAATTTTATCTGTCCAATCATCTCGATTTTCTACAAATAATTGGGGCAGATCACTATCAACTGCAATGATTACTACTACTTGTGGAACTGGTATCTTTGTTAGTTCCTCATATGCTACTGCATAAAAAGCACATTGTGCAAAATAACTTTCACACCATTCTTTCTTCTTGGTTCTGTTACTAGTCTTGTAATCTATCACAGACAACTTACCATCAAACTCTGCAATCAAATCCGTTCTTCCGGCAACACCAAAGTGGTCTGAATACAGTCCAAGTTCTACACCGTGGATGTTATCTATTCTTTCAAGAAACGGTTCAATCGTTTTGAATAGTTCAACAATGTGTGGTAACTCTTCCGTGAGAAATCTGTCATCGTTTTGGATATAGGACTCACACACCGAATGTAAGCGGGTTCCTCTACGCGAGGCTTTGCCGGAGATTTTGTTGGCTTCTTCCGCTCCAACGCGTTTTCTCCATTCAAGAATTGAAGCTTTGCTGAATTCTCCAAGTATACTTGTGATTGATGGGAATAAGGAACCGCTGGGAGTTTCATAATATCTCTTTCCACTTCTAGTCTGATGATGTATATTAAATGACAGTTTTGGTGACTGTCTCAAATGATTAAATTTTTTCATATTTTATTATAACACAGGTTAGCCAAAAGTCAAGACATTGAGTGTCCTGGATTTTGTCTTTTCAAATCTGTTATTTTATCTTTGAACCATCCAGGTTCTTTGTTACCCTTAGAGTGTCGTGTATGTATATTATCATAACCAAAGTATGGTGCCGCCATTACTTGCTCCATTTTTCCACCACACACCTCACATGGAGTTTTAGTTGGTTTTTCTCTTTCTGCAATAAGACACATTTCTTCAATTTCGGTGCTACAACTTTTACACTTAAAATCATACGTGGGCATTTGATACTCCTATTTTCCACCAGTCTGGTGGTTGTCTCATATTTTCAACAGTTCCACCCCATTTAGCAAAACTAGATTTATCCTCTAAGTAATATTTTCTATACGACTCAATGGTATCCTGAACTGGAGTTCCAGTATTAATTTTATATTCATCAGGCATACACAAAGGAGGCGGTGTAGTTACACCACTTGAAATATTTTCAGGAACATGACTTAACTTATTATATAATTTTTCCCATGTCTTATGTATCTTATCATATCTCCACCAGTATTCTTTACATAGCCAAAACCATAGATCATGAGTCCATTGATAATTACCTTCAGATTCACGAACCCATTTTGCTGACGGATGATTCTTATGTGTCAGTTTATACATGGGTTCGATAAGTTCACTTGGAGGATCAAGCATTCGATGTGCAGTACTCATCATTTGCGCATACTCTAAAATCATCTTAACCACATGTTTATCACAATGTGATACTGCACATACTCGCGGATCATCATCCAAAAAAAATATATTCATTATATTATAATCTCATATTAGTTGTTTTATAAAAAATATGCTGGTCAATTGACGCTGTTACTTTTTTCATTCTTGTCCAACTAGGTGCCGTAATATACTTAGCATGGTAGTGAAGCGCGCCATCAGTAATATCCGGCAAACCTTCGTTGTCTTTTAACACATATTGTGCTAACGAAAATGCACTTCGCCATAGTCTACCTTCTGGTGGAACATCATCCTTGCCATCACAATACCAACTAAATTGACATCTATCTCTTACTGGCATTTTTTTACCAGATGAATGAGTATAATGAAGTCCATCATAAACCACTTCACAAACGGTATTTGGATACCATGTTGAATTTACTCTATTCAATGTTACTTGTGCTACTGCTAATTTTCCTGCTGTACTTTCTACAGCTGCTTCAAAATATATATTCTTTGCCATACAAATTACTTGTTGATTATGCAATGTTTCATCAACTGTACTAATATCTACAATAGTACTCATAATCTTTTGATTGTCTTGTATAGTTACCATTTCATCTAGGTTACTTACAGTTGACACTCCACCAATGCTACCAAGAAAAACAGTAGCAAGGAAAACAATAAGAAATAAACTTAATTTTCTCATAGTCCTCTATTGATTAGGTTAACGCTTCTACTAACTAAAATTTAGAACGGTTTCTCTTGGGACTTCTTATTGTAATATCTCCACCACCAAGTTTTGAACGTTTAATAAAATCTGTAATATCAAAATCTGATTCTAAAATATCGGGCCCTAAGGGACCACGAAATTTACTAACAGTTTTATCATAACCTAATGTTATCACAGCATTTAGCGGTTCAACAAACCGTGCTGTCACAGAACGGGGTATATCAGCTTTTTGATCATAATCTATTTGCCGAACTTCGGCTTCTTTGGTAGTTTCAACACCTTCAGATATACGTTTAAATTTAACTATTCTATTTTCAAAGTTATTTACATTTATCATTTAGGGTAATATTTCCGGAAAAGTTGTTTTAACTAATTTATATGTTAAACCTCTATAGTTTAACTTTTTATCTTTAACTTGAATTACAACTTCAGCCTCTTTAGGATGTAAACCTTCCAACATTTGTACAAACAATTGCTCTCTTCGTAGTTGAGTAAGTCCATCATGACCACCCTCAATGTATAGATAGAATTTTTTAATATTGGGATATAGATATGTGGGATTGTACTCATCAGGAGAACCAACAGTTTTAAATGGAGGGGCTCCTGTAGGAAGTGCAAATTTTATATCTGGATGAAAGGCATATCTTAATAAGTCCTTTAGAGGATTTGATTCATTTTCCGATAAGACTTTACCTCTAGCCCCAAAGGAATTTGCCGCAGCCACTTCTTCAAATATTAATGGAATACTTAATAAACCCATAAATTAAAACTCCGATAATGATTCTGTTAGATTTTTTAATCTATGATTTATAAAATATGTAAGTAGTCTCTTACGATCACCAACCTGCGCGTTTTCAAATATATTAGTTATATTTATACGAATTGACTCAGGTACTTCACTCAAATCAATTAACTGTTTGTTTCTATTATAGTTTCTTAACATTTCAGCATCACAATACATGTCTGGATCTAAATCATACCACGCATCTACCTTTTTCTTGGTAATCGGTTTTTGACGCCGTCCTTCATCAACAAACACATTATCATCAGACATAATATTTGGAACACCATCGCCTACATCACCTTTTATAAGTTTTTCATGAAGTGACCATTTAGCATCACCGTCAATAAATTTCTTCTGTATGGGAGAATATTGTCTAACATTAAATTGTTGAAGTTGTATAAAATCTTTATCACTTGACAAGATCAATGTTCGTTCATTTGCTAGCTTCACTAAGATAGCAATAACATCATCAGCCTCTGCTTTTTCTGCTTGAACCACTTTGTATGGAAACCATTGGATCAACTCTTCTTTCATTTGATTCAAACATTCATAAAGATTTTCCCAATCGATAGATGCAGCAGACCTAGTTTTTTTTCTAGATGCTTTATAGTTTGGAAAAAGTTCTTTGCGCCAAGACTTTCGATCATCGCAACATAAAACTAATTCACCAAATTCACTTAAAAACTTAATTCTATATAAGCGTAATGCATTTAATACGGCAGGTCTAATTACATTCATGTCTACAGAAGTAAACTTAGAAGCTGTCATATATGTCCCAATAAAAATCTGGGAAAAATCAACTAACTGTGCCATCGTTTGTTTCTATTATTTCATATTCAGCCTCATTTTCCAATTCTTTTCGGACAGCCTCTTTTTGTGCTTTCACTTCGGGGCCGTCTTCTATAGCATGTAAGAATTGTTGCCATTGTCCACTTCGTAAACTCCAATTATAAAACATATCAAAATAACTACGTTGTATTTTCAATAGATTTTGTACATCATCATCCCAGAAATGTTCAATAGACCGAGCCAAAATATGTCCATGTACTTGTGCATGTTTTTCTGGATCTTCTTCGAATCCATACATCCAAGGAAAGTTCGCTCCTGTTTCTGGTATTGCTCCGAGATTAGGTACTACACATAAACATCCGGCACTCATTGACTCTATCAAAGTAAGACAACTAGTTTCCTCATAGATACTTGGGTATGACATAATATGTTGTGTCTTTAACATTTCCCGTATTTCATCATTTGATACTGTACCATAATAATTAACATCTTCCATTCCTTCAGCACGTTTATATATGTGTCTGAATTGCTCATCTAAATGTCCACGATCATATAACTTAAAACTAGAATAAATGTTTAACTCTGCATTTAATCCATCCTTAAGTTTATCTCTCATAAATTCCCAGGCATTCAAAAGAACTTCCAATCCACGATGAGGAGTAGAAAAATAACAAACTTGAATCTTACCATCTTTAGTTTTTTTATGTTCTGGAATAGGATAAATTGCATTCTGAATCACAACACCTTTCTCGTACGGAAATCCAAGATGTGTCTTAAATTGATGTTGTTGCCAATGACTAACAAATACTATACGTTCAAACTTTTCCCAGTTTTCTTTGTCTTTTAAATGTTGTACTTCAGGATCGCCAGCGAGATCATGAACCCAAAGTATTCGTTGTTTGTCACTTTCTAATCCTCTAACTCTAGTACTAATAAATTGGAATTTATCTTTAAGTCCTGGTTCTTGTTTTTCCATTTCATTAAAGAGCCACTTCTTCATAAGCTCTGTACCACCTTTTGCCTTATCAGATACAGCGTCTAGTATTTCAGTATCATTACTAAAATCAATATTAAACTCCACATCATCTTCGGGGTTTAGTATTGATAAGTCGTTTTCACTAGATTTTTTTGGGGGTTTTCCTGAAGTGTTGGGGCTTTCATCCATATTCACTGCTTTAACCATAATTCTCCATAAATTTAATTGTATTCATTATTATATAGTAATACCACAGGAGAGTGACAAATCACTTTCGTAGTGAGAGAGCGGTTTCTAATGTACCTAGATGAGAATAACTAGGTGGAGAAAATGAAACCTCTACGATTACCCCTGTGGTATTATTAATTCTACTTATATTATATCATGTATTTACTATTTGTCAACCTCTATAAACTTGCAGTAAACTGTTTATCCGTCTTAGCATGTATTGTGTTTGCTGCACGGTGTTGATTGACAGTTTTCATTACTATATCACCAGATTCCATTTCATTTGTCCATACAGCTTTAATATCTGGATACCAATATCCAACAGTTCTCTTTGGTGTGCCATCTGGATAATATGCCATGGCGATTACTTTAGGAATTACTTTTTTTGTTTCATTTTGTCCTGAAAACATCCCTATCCAGTCGCCAGTTTTAATATAGTGTTCTATGTATCTAATAAATGCTTTTTTGTTGTCTGCTTGATTGAGAGCTTGTTGCTTAGCATTTGGAGACAAATCCTTGTTTCGTGCCCGAGTAGTAAGCATTGAAACCATTTCTTTATTATGCTTAATCCACTCCTTAACATTTTTTAGAGAATATGGTTCTTCATCACCAAGATCCAAAACATACGGATGAACATTTTTATATTCTGGTGGTTTTCTCGCCGCTCTCATTTTTTCAAGACGGAGACTTTGAGCTTCTTTTTGAGCCTCGGTAAGTTTCTTTGTTTTTCTAATTGGTTTGATTTTCTTTCGTACCATATTTTTTCTCTAAAAATGATTGTGATTTGAGGTTAAGATGTGTATTATATACCAATTCCATTTATCAAAAAAACTGATATATGAATAGGCTATGAATAATAAAATAGTAATTTTTAAATTAAGACTATTTAGTATCATATTATCCTATTCCTGTCCAACGGGCATTTTCAAATCCTGTTCCATCAAGAACATTTCCTCTGGCAAAGTTTCTTGCTGGTGATGCCCAACCGGCGGCTTTCAACATATCACCTTCACGGAATTTCTTATCTCCTGCCTTTGCAATAAAACCAGCAACAGACCTTTGAGATCCAGAACCATTCGTGGAAGTAATTTTCCAGTACCTACGATTCTCCTCAACTTCAAGACCATTACAGTAATTTTCAGACATCTCTTCTCTGATGTCCATCTCTCTACAAAAGTCATCAGTATTTTGATGAACGGTTCTACCTTGCATACTCCATCGTTTGTAATCTTCTCTCATAGCCTCTAAGACTTTTTCAATTTCATTTCTCATATTGCTCCCATATCACTAAGGTAATTTTCTAAAACATAATAATCACTCTTCTCTTTTTCAGAAGAGTCATCATCAATATCTACACCGGCTCCGTGAGCCTCAAAGTAAGAACCAATCAGTTCTTCTAAACTTCTATTTAAACTCAAATCTAATTCATAATCTTCTTCCATAATTTTCTCTCATTAGGGGTTTGTTGTAATGAAGAACCTTTCCTCATTCTCTACTTATATTATATCATAACTGGGTCAGGAAGTCAAGTGTTTATTAAAAAAGTTTGAATAAATTGTTGGCCCGACTACAGAGCTGGTGTCTAGATGTCAGGCCATTCCCTGTGCCACAGAATACGAGAAAACTATTCTGCTTTGACTCTCTTATCTCCCTTTACCTTTGACAGGCATAGCTACGAGCTTTCCAGAAACTCGGAAAAGGGTCGTCCAAAAGTCGGCTGGGATATTCTTTAAAATAATGAAGTGTACATTCCAGTATGGGCTGTAAACTGGTCTTGTAACATATCGTTGTAGATGTTGCTATATTCTGTGACAGACTTCTCTTCAAACTTTCTGGTCAACTTACAAAATTTCATATCGTAAGTGTCCATTGAGTTCAATGTGATTTTCAGATAGTTTGAGTTTGAACTGTTTCGGCCGATTCTCATTGAAAGAGAATCTTCTGTTCCACCAAAGTTCTTGGCGCCGGTCATCATACGGAATTTGTTTCCACCAAGTTGACTTAAAATTGTTTCTGCCACTTTCAAATTACTCATAATTACACCGTCATTTCAATATGTTCATGTATAACCATTCGACCACCAGTACTCATATGTCTGATGTGGCCTGCAATGTCATCATCATAGGAAAGAACTATTTCAGCCCATCCCATTTCTCCGTCTGAACACTCATAAAAACATCTCAATCTACACATAATATTTTCTCGTTTGGGTTACTTGATTTGGGCTAATCCCTTATCTTCATCTACTATTATACAGTAAACTCGCCGGAAAGTCAAGTGTTTATTAATTATTTTTTAAATATTCATCAATAGCAGGTTGCATATCATTCCATTGTACCAGAAATCCAATCAACAATCCTCTTTCTCTTCCGTGTGCTTCAATCTCATAAGGTGTTTCAAAATAATCTCTAAAATCTTCTAACTCAAATTTAGTTCCTTTCCAATAAAGGCCAACACCAGAAACTCCTGTTAATTCTCCAGTAAGATATTGTTTTACATGAACTAATTCATGACCCAAAGTTTCTAAGATTTTGTGGCCCCATTCTGTATCTGGTCTGTCACGACCATATTCATCTCGATTCATTTGGTGATGATCTAAAACAATTACGAAATCTCTGGGTCGTTTCACATTTGCATCATCATGAACATATGATTCACCTTCGTGTTCCGAATGGCGCATATGAATATTTAAACTTATATTGTTTGATAGTCGGGTAGAAATACCCAGGCGAGACAATGCGTAACCACACATGGCGTGCATCGCCGTTTTAAGATTTGCGTCTATATGTTTTGAATGTATTTTAACTTCCATAATATTTCTCTCAAATTTTTGGAGACTCAGGTCGGGATCGAACCCACAATTTCAACCATGCCACTAGGCTGAGCCACTAAGATTGTTTCGGGCGATCAACCCTCAACGGTGTTCGGTGATCAAACTAAACACACTATCTTTTTTATTCTGAGAAAGACTGAATTCCATGTGAGCCTCTTGCAAGAAACTCAACAGGCGGCAGGGGTTCGACTTATCTTCATCGAGTGTCCCATCATTCGATTACTTTCT